ATTGTGTTACCGGATTTGTTTCTGTTACGAACTCGAATTTTGCCATGTGTTAGGGTTTTTGGGTTGGGTAAATCTTGTTAAGTTTTTGGTGTCGTTCAAAGTAGGATTTCATCCCACGAGATTTTTGTTGGCTCATGATTTTCTCATGATACACAGGATCTAAAAAGGTTTTTGCTTCGTAGTTGTAGTAAACTTGGTCACCACGACTAAAGTTTTTGCCAGTAAGACTGCATCTGCAATCATACTTGGCGGTGATTAATTCAAAATTCATAGATGGGTTTTTTGGTGTTTAAATTTATATACAAATTCTTACTTCGCTTACTATTTCGCCAGTAGTTAAACTAACTCCTTGTATAGAATCGACATAAAAATCATATAAATCTTCGTTTCTATGCCCTTCATGAATCTCTACAACGACTATATCATTGTCATTAAATTCTTTAATAGCTTGTTTAAGTTCTGCAATCGTGCAATAGGTTTTTTTGTTGGTCATAATAAAGGTTTTTGTTTTGTTTGGTAAAATTAAGGAGTTTTTGCTATTGTTAAGGATTTTTAGCAGGTTTTTTGTTAATAAAATCATAAAAGATTTTTACTCCATTGTTCTGCCATCGCCTGGGCCATGCCCTGGAAAGTTTTTGACCTCAAGTTCCTGCGTTCACTAGGGGTTTTTGCTATTGCAAAAGCATCAGCATACCATTTAGGGTGAGATTTGCCACTTTTAAATATTGTCCTTTCTCCTTTACCAACTATTTTAGTAGCCTCTAACCTCGGAAGGTTTTTGAGCCATAAGCAGGTAGTTTTAGTAGCTTCATCTCCAAACATCCAAGGTTGCACAATTTGATCGGGCTTACGGATTTTTGTCGATATAACAGAAACAGGATTTTCTATTGCTATTCGTAGGATCGGTACATCCATAAGTTTTTGTACGAACTCTAAAGCAAGTTTTTGGTTTTCGTATCGTTCAAGATTTTTAGATCCATCTTTGTTATACAAATGTCTTGCGCCACTTACCGATAAAAAAGTACAAGGCGGGTGGGCGATCATTAGATCCCAACCTTTATTTACATAGTTAAAAATATCGCCTTGTAGATGCCATTCGGGATGGCCACCGCTACAAGGTAATATGTCGCAAGAAAAAGCTTCATGACCTAAATCACGAAGCTTTATAGTTATTGCTTGGCTTTCTTCACAAGCAACTAGGACTTTTGCCATAAGTTAACTTTATTAATGTGTTTTTAAAATTGTACTCCCTTGCTGATTTACAATATCGATTTCCTCCATTTCTCTTAATGAGTCATAAACATATACAAAATCGGTAAGGTTTTCGAATAGTTCGCCTTTATGGTACATATCAATAGCTAATTGGTCGGCTTCTTCTTGCGTATTTGCCTCAATTATTTTTATGCTAGATGTCCAAATGGTACAAAGTTGATCTACTTGTACTTTAAATTCCTGTTTTTGTGTTTGTGTGTTTTCCATTTTTTTTAGTTTGTTTGTATGATATAAAATTGTTCATTGTACCAATGTATAAAGGTTACATCTTCGCCATTGTACTTGTTGTCTTGAATCCAAAGCTCTTCCTTCATGTAATCGTTTGCTTCTTTAATAGAAACAATGTCGGATTTTACAAAGGTTTTTTGCCCCTCGGAAATAGCAAATTCTTTTAATAACGGTTCTAGTTTGGTAATGTCATTGTCGCAAGTGTACTCACTTCTCTCTAGCAACAAATGGAATTTAGTAGTCATAAATAAAGGTTTTTGTGTGGTTAAAATTATAGAAAGTTTTTGTTATTGTTTAATATTTTTTAGTTAATCTTTTGTTAATCATAGCAGATTTTTGCCATGGATTTTTAGCGGGGTTTTTGGGGAGTTTTTGCATAGGGTTTTTGCCATGGATTTTTGTTAGGTTTTTGCCATATCACCCCAAGCATATTACATTATTAAAATTTTTAATATGAGTTTGCCTGGGAAATATGTATGTCATGACATATTCCTAAAATCAATTTAATGGCTATTTTTAGCCAATTTTAGCGTATTTATTTTACTTTTGGTATCCTTATATCGTTTGTTTTTTTTATTGTCTTATTTTGCCTTAAAATAGCTTTTTTTATTGCCCGTCCTGATTCAATCCATTAAAATAAAAAAAGGATACCCCAATTACGGGATATCCTTACACATAGAACAACACAATTATTTTAATGAATATTCCAATATTGAATCCTTGCATTTTTTACATATCATAATATCGAAATAGTTATCGTATTGGATATCGTCAATGTTTACAATATCGTCGCATGATTCACATACGCAAAAATCGGTATCCTCGTCCTCGTCAATGTCCAATGAATCAAAGGGGTTATTTTTATTAAATTTCGGGTAATATGAATAAACGTCCCTTTTGTATGAATCGTTACTATACCATATACCATTATCCCAACGTCCCGCGCGTTCGTTTAAAATATGGAATTGTCCCGTAATATCCAAAAAGACAAATTTATTACGATCCCCGATTGAATATTCCAATAACTGCATAATTGAATTGTTATTGACGAAATCAACGGGCAATCCTTTCATAAAATAGTTATTGAATATTTGCGTATCGTTAATTGGAGAATTTGCGGGTACGTCGATATCTAATATACCATTATGACAAAAATAAACTGATTCATTCACCTTAAACGGGTGCAAATTCTTTTCGTTTATTCCCCCCGACGTTGCAATTCTAAAATGAATTACAATATTCCCGCCTGTTTTATCGGCATGTCTTTTAATCCTCATAAATTCGTTAAAATCATGCAATTCCCTTTGTACTATTATTTTGTTATTTTCGACGTACATAATACCCGCGCCATCGTTATTCGATTCCCAACAATTACGCAAAATATTTTCTTTGATCCTGATTCCTTTCGGTTGAATAGCTATAATACACATAAATTATAAGTTTTTTAGTTTAATGAATTTTTTTAAATTGGAATAGTCGCATGAATTAGAAATATAATCTTTGTACCCTTGCAAAGAAATTTCGTTGTTTTCTTTTGTGTACATAAATAAAGAATATACAAATTCGATATTTTTAAAAAATGATTGCCCGTTTAATGTACCCCTAAAAATCCTAATTTCAATCGTCGCGTTATTTTGTAAATTAACTGCAACGTATCGGGCCGAATTGCCGTCCTTTTTTTTGGCCTTATATATTAATTCGGAATTATTATCGTCCTCAATATTAGCCCACTTTTGTAGCTTATCTAATTTGCGTTGGGATATTCCTATTATAAATTCCTTATTTTCTACAAAGAATTTCAGGAAACGATATAATTGCCATGTAGTGAACGCCTTTTTTGATATGTGTATATGAATCCCGCATGTATTGGCGTTATATGAATTGTACCCGTTGTCCGAAATAATACGCAAAGAATTTAATATCGATTCCTTTGCACTATTTAAGTAATTAAACGTTAACGGGTGAGTAACTATTTCAAATCCATCAGTTAATGATCCATCAGTTTTGAAATACCAATGTTCGTGATTAATTAATTCGGCCAATTCACCATGTTTAATACTATTTGAATTTCGTCGTTCAATTTCTAATTCGATCCCTAAAAATGGTATTTCTTTTGTATCGTATGACATAGAACAAAATTTTGGACTAGGTTTATAAGAATAGCTATTTATTAAATTACTTTTTTCGTCCTCGTCCTCGTCCTCGTTTTCGGGTGAATCATGATATTCGCCCGTTGATTCCCAATAATAGCAATCGTCAATATGTCTAATATCCCCGTCATAATCGAAAACAAGGGAATTATATTCCATGTATGAACTTGTAATATATTCGTCATTATAAGTATATATGTCATTATCACTATGACAATTATCGTCATGAGTATAAAATTCCCTTGAACGTCCACTTAATACACAGCGCGCGTCGTCGGACAAAATATATTCGTTATCGATCTCGTCCATGATTATATCATTTTCGTCTAATTCGATATGATAATATTCCCCGTCTATTTGGGTGCAATCGTCCGTATGCGCGTAATATCCTGATAACGTCAATATGATATCGTTATAATGACGTTCACCTAAATAATAGATATCGTCGCGCCATGTATCGTTCAAATAGTTTTCGGCTAGTGAACGTTGAATCAATTTCGCTATTTCGCGTAATTGACTAAAATTTGTTAATGTTGTTTCCATGTGTTTTTGTGTTTTTGTGTTTTTGTTTTTTACTTATTATGTTTTTCAAATAGTGTTTTAATTAATACATAAACTAAAATAGATCCCGTAAAAATCAGGATCAATTCAAATAAACTAATTGTTTGCATGTTCGTTAATTAATAGGTGAATGAATAAACGAATTACACTACCTACAAAATAGGTAGATAATCCAATGAATAAAACGGGCAAAATTTGTTCGGTAATTGTGTACATAATAAAGGTATCGTTTGTTTTATACGATAATTAAAAGTACTAATAATATCAATACAAAGTGAAATAATATGAAATAATTGTAAAATAATATAGGCAATTAGGTCATAAACATATATATAAAAATTTTAATATGTGTTCACCTGGTAAATATTGTTTGGTATAAAATAGGGGTATTTTACCCCCTTAAATTGACATACATTATATAAGTAAGTTCATTATATAAGTAACTTATATAATTATATATTATAATAATATAATAGTATATTATAAGGGTATTGTATATTATTAATATAGGTATATATTAGAATATTCAATGATTAGAAGTATTTTAGGTTTGCAGTTAGCGAATGCGAAAGGATGCCTAAACAATCAATAAAGTAAAAATACATATTTTTGCCCCTGATAAGGGGTAATAAACCCTACGAATGTTATCGTATTTAACATAATGGTAATTATAAGCAAAAAGAACTATTGATAATCAATGAGTTATATGAGTAATATTAGTACGATTGCCTTCGTAGATCATAAAGCACCCCCTATGCTATTTTTTCGTACGGAAAATTTCGTAGATGCCTTGTGCCCTCCAATATTCTGATATAAAACAATATTTTAATGTTTTTTCACATTGTCAATTTTTTTTATTTTCCATATAACCCATTATAATTTATTATAATATGAAAGACACAGTAGCCAAGAGAACTTACAGATGTAAATGCGGAGTATCTACAGAGGATTATGTTTGGGATAGTTCCATAAGGGAACATACCATCAAGTGTACTAAGTGCGAAAGTGTGCTTAGCTTTGACCATATCAAGGTAGAGAAAGTAGTACATATCACATCTATCCGAACACCAACTAAAAACCGATAATATGAATGCAGAGTTCAAGGATATTAGCAAAGAAGCTTTTATCATAGCTTACAAGGAGAATTTTGGCAATATCACCATTGCTTGTGAATCAGCAGGGGTTGGTAGAGGTCAGTATAAGGCCTGGTGTGAAAAAGATCCTGAGTTTAGACAAAGATTGGCTGAAATAGAGCCTGAGGAGATTATGCTTGACTTCGGTGAGCATAAGCTTATGGAAAGGGTTGCTAAGGGTGATACCCTAGCTACAATGTTCCTCTTAAAAACCAAAGGTAAGCGTAGAGGCTATATCGAAAGGCAAGAGGTTGCTCATGAAGGAGATGTGGTTAAGCAGATTACTGTTAATGTCCTAAAGGCTAGTCATGTAGAAGAGTTGTCTAATGGTGTTCAGCAGTTAGATGGTGATGAGCATTTATCTCTTGAGGATACCGGCATGGTCGTTCCAGCTACCGAAGCTGCTAATATCCAAGATATTCCACTTTACGAGTTCGATAAAGAGGTAGAACTACCGAATGAGATGGATATTTATGAGGAATAGCGATTAAAGGCTATTTTAAGGCGATTCTAGGGCATATCTGCCTTTGAGTAGTACTATCTATCCAAAAATGGGTAGAGTGTCTTAAAACGCTTCTAAATGCCCTTTAATTAGATTGCATGAATTTTACATTAGGATTCATGCAGATTTGCCAAATTCGGTAATGAAACGCTGCCAATATCCGAATTAGTGTCACGAATTTATATAAATATGTGACATAGTAAGGGGTAATTCGGTTATATCTTGTAACATATAAAAGGCAATATTTGTTACGAAATAGGTGCAAATGAATATAATTCGGTAGTAATACTACTCTAATAGCAAAAAATGTAAACTCTGCAAGTTTTGATAGTGTTCACTAATTTCGGTTGTTCATGTTTCGTGAACATATCCAATAAATGAACAGTCCGCTTAAATCGGACAAACCACCAAATTGATATGATATTGGGGAACATAATCCCCAAACTGTTGCATAAAATGCAACGATTACTCAATGGACTGAGTAAAATTACTCAAAGTAAAATAGTAAAGCTATTATTTTACTTTATCAATCAAAAAGTAAATATAAAACTTGACAAATGAGCCGTAAATGATTGATAATCGGCTCAAGAATGATTGATAAAGTGCCTTATAAAGCACAAAAGCATATCAGAATGTGCATTTTATGACGCATTATGCACTCATTAGTGTCATTTAATGCACTTTATGGTGGATATCCCCTACTTTCCTATAAAACGAAAAGGATTAGCTTTGTCTTGAGCAAACCAAAATTTTTAATTTATTTCTATGGAAGTAACCACCAATGTTGTCTTTGAGGTACTAAACAACTCGAAGAAGAGAATCTCTGTTATGCAAGGAGGTACGAGGTCAGGAAAGACTTACAATGTGCTTACCTGGTTTATAGTTAAGCTTTTGCAAGAAAGAGGTAAAACCCTAACAATTTGCCGTTCATCCCTACCAAGTATCAAGGGATCGGTTATGAGAGATTTTATTGAGATACTATCGAAGTATAAACTCTACTCGGAGGAGAAGCACAACAAATCAGAGAATTTATACTTCCTTAATGGCAATACGGTAGAATTTGTATCTACAGACCAACCGCAGAAGATTAGAGGTCGTAAAAGGCACTATCTGTTCATTAACGAGGCAAACGAGGTTAACTACGAATCTTGGATGCAGTTAGCTCTAAGAACTACGGATAAAATCGTACTTGACTATAATCCTTCCGATTATTACTCTTGGATTTACGATAAAGTCATTCCTAGAGAAGATACCGACTTTACCATCACGACTTATAAGGATAATCCTTTTTTAGATAAAACCATTATTGCCGAGATTGAAAGATTAAAGGATGCCGACCACGAATACTGGAGAGTTTATGGATTAGGCGAAAGAGCAATTAGTGAAGCAACGATTTATAGCCATTGGAGAAGAAGAAGGAACTTTCCTGAAGGTGGAGATGTTTTCTATGGACTTGACTTTGGTTATAACAACCAGACTGCCCTTGTAAGGTGCAAAAACTTTGATGGTGACATTTATGTCGAGCAACTGATATATGATACCAAAATGTCAACCTCACTCCTAATAGACCGCTTAAAGTCTATGGGCCTATCTCGTAGAGATGAGATATTCGCAGATGCTGCTGAACCGAAAACAATAGCCGAGGTAAATAAAGCAGGGTTTAATTTAAAGTCTGCTACTAAAGATGTGTTCGCAGGAATTAACAAGGTTAAATCATTCCCATTGTTTATAAAATCAGAATCTTTAGATTTGTTGGATGAGGTTAAAAACTATAAGTGGAAAACAGATCATGATGGCAATACTTTGGATGAGCCTGTTAAGTTTCGTGACCACTTGATGGATGCTATGCGTTATGCGATATACTCAAAATATGCGAAAGCAAAAAGAGGATGGGTGGTTTAGGTTAAAAATTTGTTACTTTTGTAAAAATATCATATAGTGAAGTTAACGGACATACTAAGTGCGGTT